TCTAGTCCTGCTGGATTGGGTACTTTAACCCTACCTTGCTGTACATAGGATTGAAAATCTCTATACATCTGGGTTTTAGTTCCTCTTGGTCCCCCTGTAAAGATGAAGGGTACAAAGTGTACATTTGAATCTAAGCACGCCATCCGTAAATCATGTTCAACCGCACCGCCAATACCAGTACAGTCAACAATGAGCCTATTAGCACCCAGCTGATTGGTAACGTCCATGATACGTCTACGTTGGTATGGGATATCGTGTCCACCAGTTCTGGCATTGATTTCTTCAATGTATAAAAGTCTAGCAATATTTTGTTCGTCAGTTTTTTCAAGGGACCATGCAGAAATGACAGTAGAATTAACAGATTTGCCGATGTCAACACCAACAGTAATATTGCTTCCTCTCTTGTCTCCATGTCCATCAAGTTTATTAAGTATGTAATCATCATAACACGCCTTTACTTTTTCTGGATTAAATATATTCGATACAGACTCTACAAACTCACACTCATATTCAGTCCTCCAGTAGACAGAATCTTCTCCCCATTCAGTCATTTTATCTAACATTTCTATATCAGTGTAGGGTGCTGAGTAAGCATCCCCTTTCTTTACAGCATCTCTCCATGTATAATGTAACCTTTTAAACGTTTGTTCGTAACCATCGTCATATAAATATTTATACATGTGGTTATCTTTAGATTTAGGTGTACCTAGATTAATAAACGGTGCTTTATTAGCTATAATACAAGGCTCTACATTGTCAATAAATAATTTATCATCAATAAGTGGTGACTCATCTACTACTAAAAAAGTAGGATGTTGACCTCTTATAGCTTGTCCTTGGTTACTAGGCGCCAATGGAGCTCTACGCATTATAGTGCCCCCCTTAAGTGTTATGTTGGGCTTGTTATGAAAACGATAATTCTTAACTAAGCCATTTAAGAATGTGTTATCAGCAAAATGTCTATAAACATAATTAAAGATTAATGCTGCTTGGTCCTCTGTAGGAGCCAGTATAAATACTAAGTCTCTGAATCTATTAAAGAACATATATATAGTCACCGCTACAGACAAGGCGAATGATTTCCCACTGCCTCGTGGAGCTAAGATGGCTAGTTTAGTTTGTTTGCCGTCATCTCGTTCTAATAAACATTCTATGACAATATCTTCTTGTAATGGTCTAAGTAGTAATGGTCTTTGCTTTCCATCGATTAGGTAGGTAGTACAGAATGCTCGGATTAATTTACGCATTTTTGTAGAATCTTGTCTACAACTTTTGAATATATCCTCTAAAGCTCTTGAATCTAAGCCGCCTTTACCTGTCAACAGGCCCTTTAGATTCGGTTGTGTCTTTGTCATCTGATAATTCCCCTAAGAAAGAAGCAAATGCTTCAGTGTTTTTCTCTACCGTAGTAGGTACTTCTATATTTAATGCTCTAAATTCCGTATGTATGTCTTTAACGATTGTATTTCTTTGGCGCAAGAGCTCTGTTCTCGCGTTAACATCCCGAATAGATACAAGAATTTCTTCCCACAGTATATCTTCGAGAGTAAGATTACGCGCCAGAAGACGGACAAGCTCTTTATGACGTGCATATTCAGCTTCTCCAACTCTCTGACGTAATCTCTGCTCGTATTCCTCTACGTTCAAAGTCCTTTGCCTTCGTCAAGTGATGTTTTAACCTTAGATTTAACTAAAGCGGCGAGTTCGTCGTCCTTCTCATCCCATGCGGTTAGCAAAACATTTCTAACTAAAGAGTCTTTTACGTGCTTTTGAGCTGTTTTATCCAGCTTATCGAATGCTTTCATCTGTATCTTAGTTAGATTAGTATCTAATAAAGCCATCACTTCTGCTTCGTTGTCCTTTAAGTATTTAAATACTAAAGCTTTCACTGCTGGTACTGTATATGCTATATAAGCACCTAATCCTAATACTAAAGCAGCAAGTGCTAAAAGTAAAGGTTCATCCATTAGACTATCTAAAAGCCCTGATTCAGACACACTATCAATAAGTGTAGTCATGTTACCATCATCTGCGGTATCATTTAAGGCAGTTGAGTTGTCGTTTGTTTCGTTTGTTGTATTGTTTGACATATTTGTCTCCTTTTCTGGGGGCTCTCACGAAGACGCTTGCGATAAGTATCCAGTGAAGCCATGGCCCTACGGCGAGAGCCTATACATATTAGGAAGGCCCACTATATAAAGTTAATCTTGCTTGGCGCACTATTACTTATAGTGTGTTCCGTTTGGAACCTTTAGCGTAGTTGCTTTTGTCATCGACAAAGTCTACGTTGGGGGTAGGCATAACGTTTGACCCGTCCATATACATTGGACTGCCCTTTGCTGCGTCTGGTAACTTTACATCTTTATAGGATGTAATTGGTTTTTTATAAGTCATCTTATTTATTTCTTCTTGTGTTGGTTTTACCATTTTTTATTTCTCCTCTTCTGGGGACATAATATCTAGAAGTGCTTCTATAATATCATGTAATCCATCTACTTGCTCAGCTAATTCATATAGCTTTTCTGACATCTCTTTTACTTCAAAGTCGTTCATTTTTTATTTCCTGTTCTTTCTTTATGGTCTTGTTCTTGTTCCTTAACTTCTATATCTTGTGATTGTTTCAATACAGATGCATTGAAGTCTATAACAGCTTGTGCTTTAGTCTGGTAGAAGTTTGTTTTCTCTGATTGTTCTTGTTTCCACACATCTAATGCAGAATTAATAATAAGTAGAGCTGGTCCACCTAATATAGCTATTAGGGTAGTATACCCTTCAAGCTGTCCAAGAACTTCGGGGTCGCGTAATCCATGATATATCACAAATCCAGCAAACCCAACCCAAAGTAACACTAAGGGAACTGCAATCATGAACATAAAGACGTCGTTAAAGGTTATGCCTTCTCTTGCTTCTTTACTCATTTTTGTTTTCTCCTTCTTTTTTTTCTTTAGTCGCTCTGCAACAGCATTCGTCATCATTAGTATGACAGTCATACACAGGAAGACACACACAATTGCTATCACTTCTAACATTTTGAATATCCATTCTATCACTCCTCTTCTCCTATTGATTCTAATAGTTTCTTATATCTATTCATATAGCATCATCTCCTCTATATGAAAATAATCGACATAATCGTAAGTTCCGTTTTTATTGTAATCTGCGAATAAATTAACGTATATTGTATAATAACCGGTATAGGGTTGGGTAAAGTAGTCAGGGTGTGAGTGTAGTTGATAATCATTAACTTCCCATCCTGTTACGTTAAAGTACTGAGTATTAAACATATAGCCATTCCATACTGTCTCATTGTCTTCTACCTTTAAGTGTCCAACATCATAATATACCATAACTGGTAAGGTACCTTGGTTACAATTAGTATCTATGTCTACTGTAATGTTTAATGTAGTGTTGTCAGCTCTAGAATAGTTATCGTATTGCATTCCATTATAGAACCAAGTAGCGTTAGCAGCACATTCATATTCATACTCATTATATTCACAAGAGCCATCGTCTTCGTCTGCTCTAGCATTAAAGTTGATGCCTTCATCGTCAGTACATCCATAAATAGTTTCATTTGTGTCAGTTTGGTTATTAGTATTGTTGTCTATAGGTCCACCAAGAAATTGACATCTACCGTTGTCGTGAGTAGCTCGTTCGTTGTAATTGTCTGCTTGAGCGTCCATGCATCCATATGTAACAGCAGCAGGGAATACACATGTACCTACATCATAAGTCACTTTAGAATCATAATTAATGGCCGTTTTATCTAAACACCCACCCAGAGGCTCTTCCTCTCCGAATAAATCAGTTAACATATCCATATCTACAGCACCACTACCAAACATAGTTAAAATTAGTACAGTAAGTATAGACCCTATTTTCTGACCAAGTTTGGTTTCACCAACCTTGTCAGCGGTCCTACCTAAAGTTTCAAAGATACCTTCTTCTTCTTCCGGTTTTTTACCTCCAATCCCTAATGCTTCTCGTTCATCATCAGAAATTACAGAGATAGCTCCGTAATCATCGTGCGCCATGTATTATTTTACATGACGCTTGTATTTAAAGATTACCCTTAATCGAAGTCTGGGAACTGAGATTGCTTCTCTATATCGAGTGTACCCTTTATTGCATTACTAATGTCTGCATAGTTTTCCTTCTTACGTGTAGAGAACTTAGGTTTCCACTTAGGAAGCTCTACATCGCATGGTCCGCCGTTACCTTTATAGAACGAGCACCATTTACATAAGTTCTGAGGCTTTTGCTCATACATATCTTCATTCTCCTCGCGTTCTTTGATTGCATCGTGCACCATCTTAATAAGGTCTTTTGCTTCGTCTAGTACATTTTGATTAACCTTTACAAAGAATGTATCATCAAATCGTAGATAATTAACGCCTACAAAGTTTGGCATCTCTCCCATCTCTAAAGTGTATA